AAACCTAATGGTCTTATTCAAATAACAGAAGGATTCTGGTTATTAAAATCAGATAAGATAAGAGGACTAGCTAGTGCAAACACTTCAGTCCATATCAGTATAAATGTTGCAGAAGAATATGTACCAAAGCAATTTAGCTAGGAGATAATATGGCACTAACACAAGAACAAAAATCACTCAAGGCATGGGGCAAACAAAAGTGGAGAACAAAGTCTGGTAAACCTTCATCACAAACAGGTGAAAGATATTTACCATCTAAAGCAATTAAGGCTCTCTCCCCACAGGAATATGCAGCAACGACAGCTGCTAAAAGAAAAGGCAAATCAGCAGGACAACAATTTGTTAAACAACCAAAAAACATAGCTAGTAAAGTTAGAAAATATAGGAGTGTATAATGGCTTACAAAAGTAAAGTTAAAAAAAATAACAAAACATTAACTGCTAATCAACTAAAGATTGCATCAGTCGCTGGTGACCCTAAGAAAATTGAAAAAGCAGATTTTAAAAAATTAAAACAAAATAATAAGAAGGTATAATAATGGCACTAACAGAGTCAGAAAAGAAAAAACTAGATAGATATAATCTTGATGGTTTAAATAAACCTAAAAGAACCCCAGGACACCCAACTAAAAAAGGTATTGTTGCTGTTAGAGAAGGTGATGGGGATATTAAAATTATTAGATTCGGTGACCAGAAGATGGGTCATAACTATAGTGATGAGGCTAGAAAAAGTTTCAAAGCTAGACATGCTAAGAACATATCTAAAGGAAAAGAAAGTGCTGCCTATTGGGCAGATAAGATGTTCTGGGCAGGCCCAGGTGGATCTAAAAAGTCACCACCTAAATCACAGAAACATACTAAAGGTACATAATAACCTATGCCCGCACCAGTCGCACTTGCAGCTATTCCAATAATAACAGCAGCAGGTAGGTTTGCTGCACCTTACCTAGCCAAAGAGTTAGGTAAGTTGGGCATGAATAAGTTTGTTTCAACTTATGGCAAAGGTGCATTTAATACTTTAGAAAGTTTAAACAAAAATACTACTATGGTTAAACCAGAGGCTATGCCAATGGTTAATCCTAATTATATGTCTAGTGGTAGTGATGATGATGACACTAATGTACCGATGGTACAAGATCAGCAGAAGTCTAACCAACCACAACAAGAACCTCCAGAAGATAAAGGGCCAAACCTTGGTACCGAAGTAGCTACCGAAGCTGCATTACAAATCTCAAAAAACTTATCCAAGCAAGAAGATATTAAATCTCAAACACAAAAAGCATTAGAACCCAAAGTAGAATTTGGCACACTGACAGAAACAGAAAAGCAAACAGCACAGGCACTTATGGGTGATAAACCAGAGTTCTATTCTCGTGCTGTAGACGCTATTAAAAATGCTAAACAAAATAAATTTACTAAAGGTAAATGGAAAAGTATTGTACAGAGTAATTCTACTAAAGAAGAAATGGATTACCTTGGTTTATCAGATTATTTACAAGGTAATGAATCTATAACTAAACAAGACTTATTAGATTTTGTAGAGCAAAAAAATATTGCAGATAAACTAAGTGTAGTTGAAGTACCTTTAGAAGATCAATATGATTTTACAGCTTTTTCAATTGGAGGTGCAGGGGGTAAAAGGGCCCGTGCTAGTGAAAGTACTAGAGAAGTACTAGGTGCAGGTGATGTTAAACTTCCTACTATGGAAGGATATAAATCTTCTGTAGAACAATATGTTTTTCAAGTAGATGGGCCTAAACAATGGTCAGCTGATTCTGCACACTTTTCTGAAAAATATGCAAGGAATGCTATAGCCCATGCTAGAGCACAAACAGGATACTTTAATGCTGATGCTGTAGAAAAAAGATTAGATGAAAAAGAAGCCGAAGGGACAGCATTAAGTAATGAAGATAAAATTTTAAAAAACGCATCTAGGCAACTAGAAGATACTTTTATCGTAGATGAGATACAATCTGATGCTATACAAGATATACAAAAATATGGTACAAAAGACGATTTTGTTATAATAAAAGGTAAAGATATTACTCAAGATTTTTTACAAAAAAATTATCCTAATTATGCTGTTAGGTCTACACCAGTAAGTATACTTGAGGGTAAATCTAATCAAGAACTTAAAGATGAAGGTTTAATAGCTGCTAGAGATAATAATAACGTTTTGTATTCTGTAGATCCAGATAGAGATATAACAAGTGAACGTGGTGTGCCTGAAGTTAGATTAATGGATAATAACTTTTATGTATTTGATAAAAACACTTTAGTTACTAAAGGTTCTTATAAAACAAAAGAACAAGCACAGAAACAGGTAGATCTGAGAGGTTACGAAGCATTACCAGTAACTGAATCTAAAAAGTATGTAGAGTTAATACTAAATGCTATGATAAAAAAAGCAGTGGAAAAAGATTTAGATAGTATAGGTATAACTAATGGTCAAATACAATTTGATAGATATGAAGGTCAGCCTATGGAAGATAAGGAAGGTTTGAAAAAATTTTATGATGAAATTGTATATAAACAATTAGAAAAAATTGCAGATAAATATAATGTAAAACTAGAAACAGTTGAACTTCCTGGTAAAGGTGAATTAAAAGAATTTGATGATGTTGGTTTAAATGAACCTACAGAAGAATCAGATGCAAGAAGTATAACTCGTAGAACTACAAGAGCATTAAGAGATGGATTTGTATTACGTGAAGTATCTGGTAATTTATTAGCTAATACAATAAATGATTTAGTTACAGGTAGATTTGAGGATCCAGAAAGAGCAGATAATCCTGCAGTAACACTTCCCGATTATACCACTATATTTACTGAAACAGGTAGAGCATCTGGAGAAAGTATAATAGATAATTTAATTGCGGATAATCCAGATATTGATAATGATAAAAAATATTATATGTGGGTAGTGCCTAATACACCAATAGACAATGCATTACAATCACAACCAAACTATTCTTCTTTATCGGGAGTATGGGATATTGCTGATATTAATTTACAAATGCCAATATCATCAGTAATGCCTAGTGGTGGTACTGATATAAATAATTACAACTCTTATATATTAGAATACTTTGATAAGATGAGAGAAAAAAGTTCTGACATAGGTTATAAACATGAAATTATAAAAATGAAATTACCTAAAAAATTACAGAAAGATATATTAAGCAAGCCTATCAAACTAAGTAAAGCTAAACAGCAAACAGATAGATTATTTGCATAAAAAAAGGGGAGCCATAAAGACTCCCCCACAGCAAGGCAACACGACTCGGAACCTAAGTTATCTTGGGTTCCTTTTTTTTTGGGCCTTGCGATACAGTGATCTATCACCCCATCGCTTAGTCCAAAACCAGCTACTTAATTTAACAGCATAACCTTCTAGTTTATCCATAACACAGTTATGCCAAAAGTAATATCTAAATTTTTTGTATAATCTGTTTAACATCTTCTTGTAGTTTTTTACCAATAGTGTTAGCATGATTAATTATTGATGCACAAAGATTAGCATGAAACGGATAGCCTTTAAGTGCCTCTCTAATTTTAGTAACAGGCTTTCCACCATAGTCTATAACAACAGCATTGTTTTTATTTAAACCAATCTTCAATTCAAATAATATACCAGTATACTTTGATATATCGTCTGGCTCTTTTATCTTATCCTTTTCTTCTTTCATTTTTTTCCTCGCTTGCTTTTATAAAATCTGCACCAATTCTTGGATCTAGTGGACTCAAGGCTGATAACACATTCATTAGTTTAACTACTTCACCATATGGTCTAGTCATTAAGTATCTCATAATATCCATTAACTGTTCAGATGTTATAAGATAAGTCTTAGGACTAGGTTTGTTTGTTTCTTTACTCATATTCCCTCCCTATTTATCAGTAAAATATTTATTGAGGGTATCTAAGTTTTCTTCTGCACTAGATATTTTAGTTATTAATTTATCTAATTCATTTATAAATTGTGGGTGCTCCCCAATACCCACAGATGCATTAAAGTATACCAATGCACTTGCATAAGCATCAGCTATTTCGGCTTCATACCTCTTTCTTAATGCATCTATAAGTAATAGTTTAGTATCCATTAGTAACCTCTATATTCATAGTAAGTTTTTTCAATAAACTCTTCATCACTAAGATAAGGATTATGATTCATCTTTAATCCTTGTAGTTCTTTAAGTTCATTAACTGTTTGAGATAATGTTTTATTTTGTTGTAAGCATCCACATACTAAATCAACAACTTCAATATGTGCTTGTTTCATTGCAGACATTATTTAACCTCCTGTATTAGTCTATTAAGATACCAGTTAGCCTTTTCTAAATCTTGTAAAGGCTCACCTTTAAATTTATATCTAGCAACATACTTTAATACATTACCTTTTAAATAACCATGATACTCATCATCTGTCATACAATCTCGGATAACATCAATAGTTTCTTTCTTACCTTGCTTGTAATGATTAGGTGAATTTACATTATCATGTGTATCAGCAATGGTATTAATATCATTGCTAAGAACATAAGTATTACCATTATACTTTATTTCTTTTTTAACGTTTGCCATATTCTCTCCTAATAGTTTTAATATCTATAGCCTCTAGATTATAGTCACCATCTTTTACTTCTCTCTTAACTATCACACCTCTCCACCACATGTGTTGAGTATCTCTAGCAAAGTGTTCAGAATGATTTAAATAACATCCTGCAGATAGCCCATGAATCTTTTTACCACTTGGTAAAGTAGATACAGCATAATCTAATAAATGACTATGACCTACTGTAGCAGAAACTTTATGTTTTGTCAAGAGTGTTCTACCAATATTTTCACCAGATATAGCTGAACCCATAATACCCGATGGGAAATGATGTGCATAATATATACCATCTACAACTTTAAATTGTTTGTATGGTATTTCTTGCCAACCATATTTTTTAAATTGCAGATCAGATATTTTCATAGTACCTTCTAACTCTGGATTCTCTTCTACAAATCTATCTATTCTATCTTCATGATTCCCATGCAACATAATCTTTCTAGGTTTATGTTTGCCTAGACCTTTATTAAATAAAGATAAAGCATGATGTGAATGATCCATATCTTGTTGGTATCTTCTTCCTTCAAAAGATTTCTTACCTCTATCATATGTTGATAGAGAATCCATACTACAAAAGTCACCCATACATATTACATGGGTAGCTTTTATATCTGCGGCTAGTCTACCTGCCCACAGAAATCTATCATTGCTTACTTTAGGTGTGCAATGAGGGTCACCTATAACTAAGTGCGTTGCCATTAGTTTAACTCCTTTTCACGTTTTTGTTTTAAGTATTCAATAAAGTCAATCACATTATCTTCTTCATCAAACTCTGCAACAGAATTGATTGTAAGATTTTCTTTATTGGGGTCTCGTTTATCATCAGCAAAACCTTTGAGCCCATAAACAAAAATAGTTTGGGGGTCTTGAGTTGCTGCCTTTATCATGCCTCTAGCTATTGTAGAGCATAATTCATATTGTTCTGTGGTCATCTTTGCTTTGCTTTCCATTACAATACCACAAGTAAATCCTCTTTCCCAAGGCGTAATTAATACCTTGATTGCATTATTAAAATCTTCTTTTTTAGTTTTCTTTGCCATGTTTATACCAATACCTGTCTACGTTTTCTTTATTATATTCTACTACTTTATGTTCGTAGCCTCTCTTCATACTCTTTTTACCAAAGAGTTCTGCTTTATCTTCAGCATCAAATAAAACATTTGTAAATATTTTATAGTCTTCATCTTTCTTTTTTTTATATAAAACAAAGTATAAATGCATATATACTAGTGGGGAGCAGACCCCTCAAACTACTCCCCACTATCTCCCTGTGAATCTTCCTGTTTAGGATTATTCACTTGGGTATACCATACCCACTTAGGATTCTTTCCCTTAGATTGTTGTTGTGGTAAATGTTTTAAATTGTTACCCCAACAAGGTACCTTGTATGGACAGAAAGAACATACTCTATCCAAAACTCTATTGCCTGTAGGTTTACCTCTAAATGTTTCTTCTACATCATCAAAGCATTTTTTAAAAGGTACTTTATCTTTTAATGCTTTGTAGTTATCAGTAGCTTGTTTAATAAATCTATCTCTGTATTCATCTTGAATCTGTGGCGTTTCACATACTGCCCACTCTCCTGTAGATTTATTAATAGCTATCCAACCACCAAAAGGTTTCTTCTCGCTTTCAGCGTAGAGGAAACCCTGTGAGGCATAACCAAAGGAATCATTATCAACTACTTCACTAAACCCTCCCTTCTCTCCGAACTTGTGCTCAAAGGAATATGGAGATGCACTTTTAATATCCCAAACTTTGTTATCAATCTCAACATCCAATCTTCCAGAGATATTTTCTTTGTCAAATTTATACTC